TGATTATGATTTAGAATTATATAAAAAATTTAAAAAAATGAAAGAAAAAGATTTTAGTTTTGATGTTCCAGTAATGTTTAAAAATATGTATGATTTATTTGAAAAACTCGATAACAATAATGATTTATCATTTGAATCATTTATAGAAAATTATGTTGAAGAAAAAATATTAACACAATATGATGATATATTTACTGTAGAACCTTATGCATACAAATTACCTGTTCCTGAAGATTTTAAATCGGATAATATTGATACACTAATGAGTGCTGCTTTTTAATTAAGTCTAATCTATATTATATCAAGTAATTCTTTAATATCATAAAAATTATAATTCAAAAGTTTCTAATTTAATATACTTAATTAAAATATTTAAATTCTAATACAATTTAATGTATCGTATAGAAGATATTGATAATATAAAAAAAAATATAAGTAATATTCAAGATCAGGCACATTATATATTTAAAACTAATTATGAACCAACACTCAGTGAATATAAAGAAGTTATGGATTGTATTTTAGAATTTATTAAAAATAAAAAAAGGATAATATACGGTGGTTATGCACAAAATCAATTGATTAAAATTAAGAATGAAAATGATATTTTTTATAAAGAAATTGATACTCCTGATGTTGAATTTTATTCTTATGAACCCATAAAAGATATTATTGATCTATGTGATTTTTTATATGAAAAAAAAAAATTTAAATTTATCCAAGGTTCAGAAGGTGTACATGAAGGTACATATAAATTATTTGTTAATTTTGAAAATTATTGTGATATATCTTATATTTCTAAAAATATTTGCGACTCAATGAAATTTATTGAAGTAAAAGGTATAAGATATGCTCATCCTAATTTTATGTATATTGATAATTATAGAATATTCACAGATCCATTTTCATTTTCATTTAGATTAGATAAAACATTCAATAGATATTTAAGATTATATAAACATTATCCAATAGAAAAACCACGTAGTTTGATTTTGAATATTAAAAAAACACCAAAGGAAGATCTTGATATTATAAGAAAAAAAATTATTCATAATTCAAAATTTATAGTTATTGGTAAATATGCTTATAATTACTATATGAGTAAACTTAATACAGAACCAATAAATATTGATTATTATGAGATTATTACAATTGATTTTGAAAAAAATATACAAGAAATATATAAAAAACTATTAAAATATTTTAAAAAAATAACAACTAAAGAATATACACCTTTTTTTGAATTCTTTGGTAAAAAAGTTGAATTTTATGTTAATGATAATTTGATTTTAAAAGTATATGATAATAATAATAGGTGTATTGTAAATAGATTTTCAGATAAAAAAAAATGTTTCTTTGGAACTAATCAATTAGTTATTTTATTTTTATTATCAAATTATAATTATGCAATAATAAATAAAAATTCATTAGATGAACAAAATAATTTAATAATGTTATATCAAATTATTACAACAAAAAATAAATATTTAGATTTGAAAGGAAAAACTGTTCTTGATAAAACACCTTTTGAAGATTTTATTATAAATTGTAATGGAATTGCATTAGATCCAAGAAGAGAAGCTTTTCTAGAAAGAATTAATAAAAAAAAAAAAGGTGTAAGACTTAACTTTAAATATGAACCTTCAGGTAAGAAAATAACACCTCCAAATTATATTTTTAATAATACATCAGGAAATGAAATTATAAATGCGAAAAATTTAATTTTAAAAAAATATTAAGTTTTAAAAAATTTTCACACATAATATATATAGAATGTCCTCAGAATTAGTTTCTAATGAAATGACTCTTGGTGAAAACAAAAATGTTCAATTAAATAACGAACTAGTTGGTGGTGCCAAAAAAGCAAAAAAAGCTGCTAAAAAATCATCAAAAAAAGTATCTAAAAAAGTATCTAAAAAAACCTCAAAAAAAGGATCAAAAAAAATGACTGGTGGTGCTAAAAAATCAAAAAAAACCTCAAAGAAAGTATCCAAAAAATCATCAAAGAAAGTATCCAAAAAATCATCAAAAAAAGGATCAAAAAAAATGACAGGTGGTGCTAAAAAATCAAAAAAAACCTCAAAAAAAGTATCCAAAAAAACCTCAAAGAAAGTATCCAAAAAAACCTCAAAGAAAGTATCCAAAAAAACCTCAAAAAAAGTATCTAAAAAAGGATCAAAAAAAATGACTGGTGGTGCAAAAAAATCAAAAAAAACCTCAAAGAAACCATCAAAAAAAGTATCTAAAAAAGGATCAAAAAAAGGATCAAAAAAAATGATGGGTGGAAGTGACCCTTCTGATATTGATCAAGATGAAAACCAAAATGGTGGTGCTAGAAAAGCTAAAAAAGCCAAAAAAGTATCAAAAAAAGTATCAAAAAAATCCTCTAAAAAAATGTAAAAACAAACAATTAACTTAAAAATAAATTTTAAAAAATAATAAAAAAATTAATATATATTATTTTCTAGATTCTTAATAATGAATCTACAAAGTAATATGTTTGCCGGTGGTAATGATATATCATTAGAAGAAAATGGTAGATTATTTCCATTGTGGATTATGAAAAATTTTAAAAAATATGTTTTACCTGAAATTATTAGAAAAGAAGGCGAAGATCCATGTAATGAAAAAATATCTAATGAATTAGAAAAATATCAACAATTTGTAGGATCTTATTTAGATTATAGATCTCCTTTTAGAGACTTATTAGTTTATCATGGTTTAGGTTCGGGTAAAACTGTTACTTCAATTAATGTTTATAATATTCTTTATAATTATACACCAAAATGGAATGTTGTTTTATTAATAAAAGCCTCATTAAAAAATGATCCATGGTTAAAAGATATTAGAAATTGGTTACAAAAAGAAAATTATGAAGATAGATTAAAAAATATTGTCTTTGTCAATTATGATTCACCATTTGCAGATAGAGATTTTTTAGATAAAATTAAAAAACTTGATAGTTCCAAACCATTTTTATTTATTATTGATGAAGCTCACCAATTTATAAATAATGTATATAATAATATTTCTACAAAAAAAGGTAAACGTGCACAAGTAATATATGAATATATACAACAAGAAAAAAAAGAAAATAAAAATAATAGGATTTTATTACTTTCTGCAACACCTGCAATTAATACACCATTTGAATTAGCATTAGCATTTAATCTATTGAGACCAGAATCTTTTCCTACAAGTGAAGCTATATTTAGTCAAATATACATATCATCATCTAATTTTACATCTTTAAATGAAGCTAATAAAAATCAATTCCAAAGAAGAATAACTGGATTAGTTTCGTATTATTTAGGTGCAACACCAGATAAGTTTGCTACTAAAATTACCCATTATAAAAATATAATTATGAATAATTATCATGAAGAAATATATAATTATTTTGAAGAAATTGAAGAACATAAAGAAAAAATTAGAAGACAAATGTCAAGAGGTAAAGTTGAAAATGATCAATCAACATATAATGCATATACTAGACAAGCATGTAATTTTGTATTTCCTTTCATTAGTGATACAATTAATGGTGAATTAAGACCGCGACCCGGTATGTTTAAAATAAAAGATTTAGAAGGTATTGTAATTGATGAAGGTAAACATGAAAACAAACAAAAAGAAATGATTAAAGCTAGCAAAAATTTAGCTGAATATGTTAAATCAATAAAAAATTATATTAATAGAACTGTAGAGTTTTTTAAAGAAATACATAGAAAAGATAAAAATGATAAACATACTCTACAAGATGACATTAAAAATTTTACTTCGAAATATAATTCTAGTTTTAGTACATTTTTAGAAAAAGAAAAAAAGAAGTCAAAATTATTTGAACAACTTTATACATGTTCAGCTAAAATTGTTACAATGATTTTTAATATTTTTAAAACCAAAGGTCCAGTACTAGTTTATAGCAATTATGTTGAAATGGAAGGTTTACAAGTTTTTAAAATATATTTGAATTTTTTTGGCTATATTAGTTTAGATGAAGATGATCATTTTAATAATAAACAATTAGATAAAAAAATGGAATATGATAATTTTAGATTTGTTGAATTTCATGGTGGTATTAGTCCTGAATTAAGAGAAATAAATAAAAAATTATTCAATGATCCACTTAATAAATATGGTAAAATTGCTAAAATTATTATGATTTCACCAGCTGGTACTGAAGGTATTAATCTTTATAATGTAAGACAAGTTCATATAATGGAACCTCATTGGAATGAAGTAAGAATAGAACAAATTATTGGTAGAGCAGTTAGAATTTGTCATCATAAAGCATTACCAATGAATGAACGTAAAGTTGATGTTTTTAGATATAAAATGGTAAGAAAAAATGGAAAAGAAACTACAGATGAAAAAATGGAAAATATTTCAAGAAAAAAGAACAATTTACTTATTTCATTTATAGAAGCAATTAAAGAAGTAGCTGTTGATTGTGAATTATTCAAAAATCATAATATGATAGGCAGTCAATATAGTTGTTTTAAATATAATGAAGAATCATTATTTGAAGAAAATGTTGGTCCTGCATATATAGAAAAATTAGAATTTGATCAAAAAATTAATAATGGATCTAATTCAAAAGATTCTTCAACAGAAAAAATTAAAGTTAAAAAAATTAATGCAGTTATCAAATTAACAGATAATGCTTATTCTGAAGTAAAACCATTTTGGTATTATGATAAAACAAAAACTGTTTATGACTTTGAACTAAATTATCCTGTTGGTAAAATTGAAATTGATGATAATGGTAATGAAATTAAATTAGACAATAATACATATATTATCAGTAAAATAATTAATATTCCTGAATTTAAAATTTATTAAAACTTTTTATTTGAGTTTTGGTATACTATAAATATTTGCTAAATTACTTCCCATATTTACCATATTGGTATTTACAGGACTTAATTGATTTTCAAAACCCATCATTTGATTTTGCATACCCATCATTGGCATTTGATTTTGCATATTCATCATTGGCATTTGATTTTGCATATTCATCATTGGCATTTGATTTTGCATATTCATCATATTATTTAATTGTTGTACTTGCATATCTAAAGAAGGTTGTTGCATATTATTTGGACTTAATGTATTCATTTGATTATTAAATAAATCCATATTAACTTCTGACATGATATTATTAGGTATCTGTGGTATATTCGAGTTAATTTGTTGAATTGGACCAAATAAATCAGCAATTCTATTTTGAACTATAATATTTCCACGATCATCAACAGGTACAAAATCATTAACCATCGTCATATCTACATCTTTTAATATATTTTTATTATTTTTATTGTGTTTACTTTGAAAATTTATTTGATTATTTTCAACAGAAGATTCTGAATTAATAATTTTTAACATATCAGCTGTTTCTCTATCAAAATTATTTTTTTTATTAGATTTTTTAGAACTTTTTTTTGAGTTTTTTTTAAGATTTTTATTTTGAGATAATTTTGTTAATCTTCTAATTCCAGTAAATAATTCATTGTTATTTGATTTAGTTTTCTTCATTATATAACTTTATAAAAGAAAATTTTTTGTTTATATTATTTTTTAATCAACAAAATCACAATTTTCATATTCAGAACTTAAAACTATATTTTTTTTTTCAAATTTTTTTACAGGTTTTTTTTCAATCTTATCATATAAAAAATTTAATTTATTTTCAATAAGTTCATTATCGTTAATATTTATTTCTGTATCAAATTTTTTATATTTTTTTCTTTTTTCAATTATAGTTTTTAATTCATCTAATTTATCTAGATTATCTCTATAATATAAAACTTTCGACCATGTATCTTCTAATAAAGGATAAATGTTACCAAAAAACTTTCTATCTCTTTTTATTAGAACATTATGACTTGATTCTAATTTCCAATACACAATTTTTTCAAATATATGTGTTTCAGCTAATTCACTATGAATAATCATCCAATTTGATAGTGTATTCATTACCCATGAATCATATTCAATAATATCCATATCTAAGCGGGGTGGATATATAAATTTACTTTTCCATTCAATACTATCTCCATCAAATTCTGGTTCCCATTTTTTTGGTAAAAATTTTAATATTAATCCTGATTTTATTTTAGTATCTATTTCTATTTGTTCATCATTTGTTCCTATAGTATGAACAGTATTATTGCATAAATCAGCTAAATAATCATTTCGTGTTTTATACTCAATTATTTTACACTGCCAAAAATCACATTCTTCTAAATCACAACATTCTAATTGTTGTTGTACTTGACAATAATAATAATAGGGACAAATATTTCCATGTATTCTTCCACTTGTATATATATGTCTTGTTGTAGTACATTTAATTTCTAACATTCTTCCTAACATTGGTGAAAATTTATTATCTAATGTACTACACGAACATATACCATCAGGTGATGCACCTAATATTTTATATTTTTCACTTGGTAATGCACCAAATTCAATAACTTTTATATTATAAATATATTCATATATTAATGTTGCTATTGGTTCATATTTTTTCCCATGATAAACATTTTCATTGTCCAAGAATTTATGATCTGGATCGCACTTTTTTAATATAAATGATTCAACTGGTTCATAAGGATTAAGATCTATTGCAGCAGCAGTATCTGATGCAGTAATTCTATTATGTCTATAATCAAACCATTCTTTAGTTCTTTGTTCAGGTTGTGGTAAATTTTTTAATTTTTGAAAGTGCTTTTCTAATTGTTGATATTCTTCTGGAATTTTAATTTTATCAAATAATTTATCATATTCTCTATAACATATCATACTTTCATTTTTATTACATAAATTATATATGATTATTTTAATTAATTCATAATCTACATCATATTTACTTGATAATTCCATATAAATATTTTTTGTATTATGACACAAATATTTATGATTCATATTAGGGTTTTTTATTATTTTTTTAATTTCATCTATAATTTTGTATATCTTCATAAATTATAAATATTAATAATATTCTATTTAAATAACAATTTTTTTTCTTTTATTTAGAAATATATTACAATTATTAGAATAATGGACTATTATACTACAATTGACAATTTAAAAGAAACAATTGAAAAACACGGTGTTGCTGTTATACCTAATTTACTAAATGATGAAGAATGTGATAATATGGTTAATAGTATGTGGGACTATTTAGAACATATAACACAAGATTGGAAAGAACCTATTAAAAGAAATGATGAAACTACATATAAAAATATATATAATTTATTTCAAAAAAATATTTCTATTAAAATGATAGTTAAGTTTTGGGGCATTGGTCATTGTAAAATGGCTTGGGATCTACGTCAAAATCCTAAAATTGTAAATGTATTTGCTAATTTTTGGAATGTAAAAAATGAAGAATTATTAGTTAGTTTTGATGCATCATCTTTCCATTTCCCTCCTGAAATTACAGGAGATGAATTTTGGACTAAACAATATAGATGGTATCATACAGATCAAAGTTATACAACAAATAATTTTACACATTTACAAAGTTGGATAACAGGATTAGATGTTAATGAAGATGATAGTACATTAGCTTTTTTAGAAAATTCACATAAGTATCATAAAGAATTTGCTGATTATTATGATATAAAAGATCCAAATGATTGGTATATATTAAATAAAGATGAACTTGATTTTTATTATGAAAAAGGATGTAAAGAAAAAATAATATCATGTCCCAAAGGTTCTTTAGTTTTATGGGATGGAAGAACTATACATTGTGGTCTAGAACCAAGTAAGAATAGAATAAAACCAAATTTTAGATGTATTACATATTTATGTTATATGCCACGAAAATTTGCAACAGATGAAGAAATTATTGAAAAACAACAAATATTTAATTCAATGTTAACAACAACACATAATCCTTATAAAAATTTAACTATACCTAAAACACCATATATTAATTTAGATGAAGAAGATTTTATAACACCAATTAATAAACCAAAACTAACAGAATTGGGTTATAAATTAGCAGGTTTTTAGTTTATATTATATTTACCATTTGAAAAACTTAAATTTGGTATTGAAATTATACGTCCTTTTTTTTCATCATATGTTATTTTAAACTTATTGTTGGTTTTAATATTTTCAATAAGTTCTTCTTTTAAATTTTCTTTATCCTTTTCAGAACAATCTAAACTTTTAACAAATTCTTTTAATTTAATTATTTTATGAATTTTATTTATTTTATTCCATGGTTTTAAAAATAAATAATCTATATTTTCAGATAATAAATCTGTTTCAGTTACTACATCATTTACTTTTGTTTCACTATTTGTATTTATAGCACTTAGTTCATTTATTTTACTTGTTAAATTATCAATATTTACTGTTAATTTATTTGTACCATTTTTTAAATTATTTAAATATTTTAAATAAAGGTTATCTCTTATATTTTCTATTTGAAATTCCATATTTATATATAATAACTTGCCTTTAAATTTATTTTATAAATAAAATTGAATATTTTATAGTATATAATAAATACAGGATAATTTATGGATTTTGATCAATTATTTGCATTACGTACTTATTATGAAGAAGAATATGATGATGAAACATACATTATCAAAGCAATTAAATCAAATATGATTGATAATGGTATGAGTAATACTGACGCAAATAAACTATTAAAAGAGTTTTATGATTCTTTTGGTATACCTTTAAATGCTGATGATTTAGAAGATGTTAAATCTGCTCAACAAATTCAAAATGAATTATTAACTGAATTATTTAGTAATTCTAATACTGAATTAATTAATTCACCAAGTAATAATATTTTAAATACGCTAATAAGAAATATTATTAATCCAGCTACAATGAATTATGTAGAAAATAGAAACTTGGAAGATAATATTAATCAAAATCAAGAAGAAATTAATCAAAATCAAGAAGAAATTAATCAAAATCAAGAAGAAATTAATCAAAATCAAGAAGAAATTAATCAAATCATTCCACCTAATATACCATTTATAACTAACTTTTCAAATGAATTTACAGTTTTTGATAATAATTCATCAATTACATATAATAGAATAATGATGAATATAGCAAATGAATTGTATTCAGAACTTATAAATGTACCTAATCAAGAAAATGTTATTTGTACTTTAGATGAAGAAGAAAAAAATAAACTTAATAAAGTAATTCTTGAAAATAATTTAGATAAATGTTGTAGTGTTTGTATGGATGATTTAGTAAAAGACAATGAAGTAATAATTTTACCTTGCGAACATATATTTCACACAAATTGTATTGAAGAATGGTTAAGTAAATATAATTATAATTGTCCTGTTTGTAAAAAAGAAGTAGGAAAGCCAAAATATAATATTTAATATTTCAATTATTATAAATTTGTTCTTAATATTTTGGTGATTGTAAAATTGTTCCTAATATTAATAATAATGTTCCAAAAATAATTAACATTAAAGAACATGTAAATATTCTTGAATCCGAAGACAAAATAAATGGTATTGGATTTTTTTGACTTTCTAACATATCAATAATTATAAAAATCATATCTCTAATATTAATTATTATATTTTCGACTGTTTGTTGATGTGGTAAAATAATTTTTTCTATATCATATGATAAATTTTTATTTAATATTTTATTTTTATTCATAGTATTATCATTTTTTTCAAAATCATTATTAAATTGTTTTTGATTGAATGTATTATTTTTTTCAGGTTTCATAATTAAATTATATAATAAAAAAATTTGAAAAATATAATTAAAAATATGTATCTTTATATATTAATGCTGTATTCAACCTGTCCTACTTGTGGTTATTTCCTTGGTCAAAAAATATTAGAATGGGAGACAAAAAGTAAAGAAATATGTGATAATCCTAAATATACCAAAGAAGATAAAGAAAAATTAAAAGAGAAATTATTACAATCATTAAAATTAAGACGTTATTGTTGTAGAATGAGAATTATGAGTTATAAAGATATTGTTTATGAAATTTTACCTATTGAAGAAGAAATATAAAAATAAATTAAAAAATATATTTTTTAATTTAGTTTAATCATTTTTTTTCATAAAAAAAGGAAGTAATAACATGATTAATAAAATAAATGATACTAATCCTAAACCATAAACTAACATAGTTTTGTCAGCAGGACATGATACTTGTGCAGGACATGATACTTGTGCAGGACATGATACTTGTGCAGGATATGATACTTGAGGAGGTGATGTTAATTGTGATGGACAGTTTACTGGAGGTGGACAGTTTAATTGGTTTTGATTTAATGATGTTTGAATAGTACATAAATTATTATCAAATGTTAAAAGTTGTAATGTTAATACACATGAATTAGGTTGATTCATTATTTTAATTATATCATTAGTTATATCTTCTGTAATATACATTAATAACATATTATCTCCAGATTTATTTGTTGTTTGTTGAAAATAATTTTTAAATCCACCAATTATAGAAGATAATAAACCAACAGATATTAAATTTATAAAAGCAATTTTTGGATTTGGTGCACTTTGAATATTTTCAATTACTTTATCCATTTTAGCTAAATAAATATCAGTAATTGTAGGATTAAATGATTTTATTAAATTTTTAAAAGAACCTATTAAGCTTATATTAAAATAAAAATTTGGAATTATAACTTTAACAATTTGTGATTGTTGATTAGCTGGAGTTGTTGATGTTGGTGGAAGAGCAACTATTGGTGTTAATAAATATTGATTAAACATTGTTAATCCTGCAACCATTGGCAACACGCCCATCATTACATTATTAACGTCAATTAAATTTGAAGTAAAATCTAATTTATTTGCAGGTACATTTAAAATATTTAAATTTTCTGTAATTATATTTTGAAAATATGTTTTAAGTTTTTGTGGATCAATTGTTAACAATAAATAACCATTATTATTTATTAAATTTTCTAGTTGAAGTGTAAATGCTAAATCAGCTTGTGAAACGGTTGGTGTCATTCCAATACCTGCATTTTGTGTTAATTTAACTTTATTTGATGCATCTATAGAAGCACTAAATGTTAGTCCCATTAATTAACTATATATTTTTTTTATAAAAAATTGATAAATATATTCATTTAATAACATATACATGTATTATGTCAATTATTATCAGTATAGATGGAAATATAGGAAGTGGAAAATCTACAATTATTAAAAAATTAAAAGATCAATTTATAAATGAAGAGCATATTATTTTCTTAGAAGAACCAGTTAATGAATGGATTAAAATTAAAGATGATAAAAAAAATATTATTGAAAAATTTTATGAAGATCCTGATAAATATTCATTTCCTTTTCAAATGATGGCACTTATTAGTAGATATAAAATTTTAAATGATACGATTTTAAAATATCCAAATAGTATAATTATTACAGAAAGAAGTTTATATACAGATAAAAATATTTTTGCTAAAATGTTATTTGATTCAAAAAAATTAAATACTTTTGAATATCAAATTTATAATAAATGGTTTGATGAGTTTGTTAAAAAACTACCTGAACATAAATTTATATATTTACATACAAAACCTGATACATGTATAAATAGAATCAAAACTAGGTCAAGGGATGGTGAAGATAAAATAGATATAGAATATTTAAATAAATGTAATGAGTATCACGATAAAATGTTTGAGCAAATTAAATATGAGCATAAATTTAATCTAGATGATTGTAATCTTGAATCAAATAATTACAACAGAATAATAAATGAGATAAGAACATATATATTATCTCAAAATTCTAAGAATGATTTAACGATTCAATATATATTGATATTAGTATTTGCAATTATTTCATATATAATTATTAAAAAAAATAAAATTATTTTATATTAAATATATATGAAATATATTCGTGAAAATATTATTACTTTAAAAGAAAATTATCCTCATGAATTTGGTAAGTTTATTATGGCTTTAAAAAATTTAGAAGATTCTGATGATTGGTTTCGAATTTGTGGTATTCATGGAAACAGTTTTAAACCAAATGATCCAGACGTATTATGTCCTACTGATGCTGATGTTGTTACAAAAATAGCAAAAACTGGAGAACCATTTTATTGTGCTCATTCGGTAGAACCTTTTATTTCTTGGCATGTTCCATATATAAATGAATTTGAAAAATTATTAAATATATATAATAAATCACAAGATAAAACATATATAACTTTACCATATTTTGATATTACACAACAAAATTATGATTATACTTTTTTAAATTCTCCAGAAATAACTATTCTATATGATAATAAAAACATTACCATCCGTAATCCTTTAGCTTCTGCATATTATTATCTAAATGGTATAAAAACTAATACAATAAGAAATGGTTATATAAAAGCAACTACTAATAAAGAATTAAAACAAATTAAAACTATACGTTCACAATTATACAATACTTTGCATGCTAAAACATATGAAGAATTTAGTTCACAATTAGTTAGTAATTTAAAAACTTACAAACCATATAATTATGTACCTCTAGAAACACCACATAATTCAATACATAATATAATTGGAGGTGATGGTGGTAATATGAGTGATATCAGTATCGCTGCATTCGATCCTATTTTTTGGTTACATCATTGTAATATGGATAGATTTTATTATAATTGGTTAGTTATTAATAATGATACAAAACAAAAATTTACTAAAAAAAGTTTAGAAGCGTTTTTACCACCATTTTCTGATAATATTACTTTTGGTTGGAGAAATAATACAAATAATTTTTTACAATTAAAAAATATAATATCTTTAGATCAATATCAATATACTTATAATTTTATTGCTTTAAAGAAATATGAAACACAAAATGCATATATAAATCTTATAGATATACCTATACCTCGTGAATCAATAATGATATATGCATATGTATATCCAAAAACAGAAATAATAACCCAGCAAAATAAAGATTTATGGTATGCTGGTTTTGTATCTTGGTTTGGTATTAATAGAGATACACAATATTGTAGTAGATGTCAACATGTTCGTACAAATTTAAAAATAGATATTTTAGATTTTGTTATTAGTCAAGGTATAAACAAAGATAATTTAAGTAATTATAATATATTAATAGAAGCAGATGGTAAATTAATAAAAAATATTGATACTTATAAAAAATATTCTTCTGATGAAATAATAAAAGATGGATTAATTGATATTACAATAAATTTATAAAAAAATTGAATTTTGATTTATAGAATTATTAATATTAATAGTTAATGCAAACAAATTATATAGTTGAAGGATTTAAAGTTACAAATAATTTAGGAGAAGAAGAAATTATACAAATACCTTATAATTTAAATAATATTCTTGTACAAGAAGATGATATTATTAAATTATTAAATCAATTTAATGTTAAAATAGATAAAGTACATAATATTGAAGCTTTTAGAGAATCATTTACACATAAATCTTATTGTAAAAAAACTATTTATCCACCTGAAATTCTAGAAGATTCAAAAAAAGAATTAGGTAATTCATCTGAATTACTTGAACTTAGAGAAAATAGTTATGAAAGATTAGAATATTTAGGTGATAGAGTATTAAAATTAATAGTTTCTTTTTATCTTTTTAATAGATATGAAAAAGAAAATGAAGGTTTTATGACAAAACTGCAAACAAAAATTGAAGATAAAAAAAATTTACCAATTATGTCAAAAGAAATTGGACTTGGTAAGTATTTTATAATTTCAAAAAGTATAGAAAATATGAATGGTAGAAATTTAGATAAAATACATGAAGATGTTTTTGAAGCTTTTTTAGGAGCTTTATTTTTAAGTAATGGTTTTGAAATATGTCTATTACTAATTATTAATCTTTTAGAAACATTAATTGATTATAGTGATAAATTATATTGCGATAGTAATTATAAAGATATTTTACTTAAATACCACCATTCAAATGAATGGACTCATCCTAATTATGAAATTATTTATATGGAAGGTCCGCCTCATAAAAGAAAATATATTGTTGGTGTTGAAAAACATAATTCTTCAAATGAAAAAGAAGAAAAATATATTGGTTTTGGTATTGGTAATTCCCATAAAGAAGGACAACAAAATGCTTCTAAAATGGCACTTATTATTTATGGTTTATTAGAACAAGATCAATATCTACAAACTGATATTTATTATCCTCCATGGGATAAAATTAATAGCGGAGATACAAACATCCTTGGAACACAAACAACAATAGTTGTGCAAGAAGATGAAGATGATCTAAATTCTGATTATTCTGAAAAATCAGTGATGTAATGATTTTTGTGTTTGTAAAATAAATAAATATTTAATATATTTATAATGAATTATGAATTAATTATAATAATATTAAATTATTCTGATAATTTTTATTATAAAAAACTAAAAAAAATACAATCTAAATACTTAGAAAAATATAATAAAGTTAAATTTATATTTGTAGAATTTAATACAACTATAAAACAAGATACTATGTTAGAAAATAATACTTTTTATGTTAATGGAAATAATTTAAATTTGTCTTTAGATTTAACACTTAAATATATAAATAATAATTTTGATTTTAAATATATTTTAATAACAGAAATAAATAATTTTATCAATGTTACAAATATATTATCATATATAAATTCATTACCAAATAAACCAATATATTCTGGATTTTATTTGGTTGGATATGTTTTAAAAAAATTTATTCTTTTAAATAAAATTTCGTGCGATTATATTTTAGAATATTATAAAAAAGAAAATTATTCAAATATTGATATAGAAATAACTATTTCACAAATTATGAATCAAAATGATGTTCAATATATTGAACCAAATAATTACAAAATTTTAATTATTACTGATAAAAAATATGTTTGTAGATTTAATAATAATTTTATTTATTATCAAACATTAGGTAATTATAACAAATATGATTTTGATAAAAAATCACTAATTATTAATCTAGACAATTCAAGTGAAATATTAAATTTAGTTTATATTAGAGATTTATTATTACTAGTTTGAGTTAAATTAAATGTAACTCCTCATATTATATATATAATGTTTTTATGTTATATGCGGATTTTTTTAATTAAAAATAAAATATTAATTAATGGATAAAAATATTCAAAGTATTTTTTTTTCTAAAGAAAATATAAGTTCAATAAATAAAAAATTACTTGAAGAATTAAAATTACAAAATGTTAGTATAGAAGCCAAAAAAGATATTTTACATAATCTTGTTGAAAATATGACTACTGTGTGGACTTCAATTGATAAAAATAAAATTAATAATAATAACTTTAATAATATTTTTGGACAATTTAATAACTATTCCTTGCAAAATAGTCTTAAAAAATTAAAACTAAAATATAACAGTAATTTTACAGGAATTTCTACAAATCAACAACAACCATATCCAAATCAACAACAACCATATCCAAATCAACAACAACCATATCCAAATCAACAACAACCATATCCAAATCAACAACAACCATATCCAAATCAACAACAACCATATCCAAATCAACAACAACCGTTTCTAAATCAACAACAACCGTTTCTAAATCAACAACAACCGTTTCTAAATCAACAACAACCATATCCAAATCAACAACAACCATATCCAAATCAACAACAACCTAGTGAATTAAATCAATTCTATTCTCACTTAACACCAGGATTACCAGATGCTTTTGAAGATTCAAGTATAGATTCATCTAATTTAAAATTTAAAAGGGATTTTGATATAAATAAAGGAAAACAAGTTCAAATACCAGATCGGGCTAAATCTGTAATTGGAGGTAATGAAAAATATATTAGACAATCAGAAGAAACAAGAAGATTAGCAGGTAATTTTCAACCTGGTGTAGAGAGTATGTTTAGACCAATAATAGATGATCCTCCTGATGAACCTAGTTTTAATAATTATCAATATCAAAAAGGAAATGATGTTAAAAAACAAATGGATGATATAAGATTTCAGAGAGATAATGAAGCTTATATTCCTAGAAAACCACAACAAAGTGAAGTACCTGATTTTTTAAAACCAAAATGTACATCAATTAGAACACATGATGAATATCAAAGTCAACGAGAACAACCTCGTGAAATACAAGAAAGACAAAAACAACCACAAAAAAAATCAATGAAAATGGGTAGTAATACTTCAAATGAATTTCTATCAGGTGTTGATAGTGGTGGTAGTGATTTAATGAGTTTAGATAATTTTGATAGACCTATAACTGATGATAATATTGAAGAAGATAATACACCATTCTCTGAAAGACTTAATAGACTAAAAGCTGATAGAGATAGTGTTAATGTGAAAAGAGGTAATGTTGATTTTACATCTGAAAACTTTGAAGATACATATGATGATGTAGAACCTACCAATATTAAAGACTTAAAAAGTAAAAAAAAAGTAAATTTTGATAATGAAATTAACAATTCAGATTATGAAAGTCAAATAAGACAATTAGATGATAGAAGACAATTAGATGATAGAAGACAATTAGATGATAGAAAAGAATCTCAAATTGAAAAACTTCCCGATAATTCAAATATTAATGTAAGAGAATTGTACAATAGTTATATTAAAATAAAAAAAGCTTATGAAAATATTAATGAAGAAAATTTAAAATTAAAAATTGAATTAGAGACAAAACCTGTTATTCAAAAACCAAAAAAAATGACATCTGATGAAAAAAAAGAATTTATTGAAATATTTAATGATTTAAAGAAAATAAATGAAAGATTGGCAGATGAATTAAAAACAGTAAAACAAAATAAAATTGAATTAGAAAAAATGTATAAAAATGAAGTAGAAAATAATAAATTACCACCCGAGTTATTAGATTTAGAAAAAATAAAAAAAAATATTGAAACGGAATTTAATGACCTTACAAACCATAAACAAGAAACAGAAAATAAAATAAAAGAATTTGAAACTTTAAAAATTGATGCAGAAAATAAAATAATTGAGTTAGAAGATAAAAAAATAGAATATCAAAAAGTAATTGATGAATATAACAAATTACCTCAAGTTAAATTATATCAAATGGAAATATGTAATGAAAATAATTCAAGTTATTATACATATAATTTTGATCAATTAGAAAATGTTCATTCAATAAAATTATTAAATTATTCAATACCTAGTAATATTTTTAATATTGAAGAAGATAAAAATAATACATTTGAATTTCAAATTGATGATGAAGAAATAAAAGAAATAATACTAGAAACAGGAAAATATACTATTGATGAATTAATAAAAGGATTAAATAAAAATGATTTTGGAATATTATTTGAACTTGATGAAGTAACACAAAAAATATTTGTAAATTGTAATGATATATTCAAGATTATTCCTTCACCATTATCAATTATTGTTTTAGGTTTTAGTGATAATAATTATTCAAATAATAAAGAATATAGAGCCTCAAAAATGTATGATTTAAGAAATGATAATAAAGTATTATTATATTTAAATAATATAGATAATCAACAACCTTTTGCTATTTTAATACCAAATTCTACATGTGCTGCTGTTATAAATTTTGAAGAACCAATAACATTAAATAAACTCGACATATTATTTAAAGATTCAAAAGGAAGAATACATAATTTTTATAACTTAGAACATAGTGTTAGTTTACAAATTGAAGTTAAAAACTAATATTATTTTCTAAATAATAATAATGTTTAATTATGAAGATATAAGAGACGAATTAAAAAAAAATAAATATGTAATTTATAAAGTTAAAAATAATAAATTTATATTTGAATTAAAATTTAATGGAACAAAAAGTGAATTAATAGAAGAACTTGGGAAAAAAATAAAAAATTTTGATTATTTTATTTGTTTTAAATTTGGATTTCATACAGGAACAAAACCTTTACAAGGAGGTCCTTTATCAGTTACAATTTCTACATTTGACTTTATTGAGAATAAATTTAAAAATGGAAAACAAATAAATGGTAAAATATGGTTTCAAAAAAAATATCTTGAAAAATTTGGTTGGAAAGATAATTATTTAAATGAAATTTTAAATAAACTTTTATCAGGTAAAGTTAAATTAAATCCATTAGTTGTTAATATGTTCAATGTATATTTTTTATAAAAAAAATGATATTTTATTTGGTTGAAAATTAAATATCATCTTTTATGGCAATAGAATTGTTAAATAAACATAAAAATAATATATTAAAATATCTTTTTGACACAGAAAAAGAATTTGAAGCTTTTGAGAAAAATAAAGAAGTTAAATTAGGTAAACACTGGGATTCTATATTAAGTTATCCCAATGAATTATATGTATTAAAAAGAACAAAAACAAATAAAAAAACTATTGTTTCAAGAGTAGTAGATAGTTTACTCCAAAATATAAATCGTGCTATACATCCAATATTATTAATAATTTTTTATTATGAATTACGCGATTATATAAAATATAATGAAATGAGTAATGATGATCATGAAAATATTCAAATACAATTAACATCTAAAAATAAAAAATGTTTAAAAGAAATTAGACCTCAAATAAATACTACATTTAGGTTATATTGGAAATTAATAAATGACAAAAAAATTCAACAATTTTATAATTATTATATTGATAATGATTTAGTTGATGCTATAATGAATAGTATATATTATAATATAACAGTTGAACAATTAATACATTTAAATGAAACTTTAATTGAAACAAAAAAAGTTAGATTTAATGATTTATGTATAAGTTTAGATGTTGATGAAGAATTATTAATAAAAAAAATTTCACCAATTAAATATGATAGATATTTAAAAATTAGAGAAAATTTAAATGAAAAACAAAAGGAATTTCAAACAAAAATACTTGTTGAAATTAATGAAAGTCATCATATGCCAAGTATTGATTTTTTAAGAAAAACTACAATCTATGAAACTACAGGAAAAACTATAATTGATTTTAATATTGTTGATGATGATATAAATGATATTTATAGTAAAATAATAAAAGAAATTTCAAAAACAATATATAAAAATTATGATGAAGATATTGGTATTATATTTTATTTGACAAATATTGAAAATATGGAAATAGGTATTGCTACGTTTTTCCTTGATATTTATAATGCAACAAAAAAAAATAAAGGAATACCTATTAAAACAATATTAAATGTTTTTAATAATTGGGAATTTGTCGATAAAAATAAATTTATAAAACTTATTAAAACTGAACTTGATTGTGAAACATATTTTATCACAAAAAATGATGATTTCAAAAATTCATGTTTAAGTTCACTTGGAGTTGATCGTCTAATATTTTTACCTAGAAAAGAAGATTTTGTAAATACTGAAGAAATTATTACTTTTGTTAAAATGTATAATAAATTTAGAGAAGGATTTTTTAGAACAATAGAAGCTTTTTTAAATAATGATGATGAAACAAATATTATAATTTATTTGCTAAAAAAATTAACTTTTCGTGAAGATTTTGAAAAATTTAAAGAACCATTAGTTAATTCATTCTTAGAAAAAATATTAAATGAAGATTTAATTAATGCAGTAGAAGATAAATATAAAATTGAACTTGATAAATGGTTACCAATTTTAATGAAAAGTAAAAGTAAATATCATAATATTGACACAAATATTATGAAAAATTCTTTTGGAGATAAAGTGGCTAATATACTTGAAGAAAGATTTGATACATCAAAATCAGAAATAAAAAAACGTGCATTAATACCAAAAGAAGTAATTGAATATATATTTAATCACAAACAAAAAAAATAAATTAAGCTATTATATTATCTTTTGTTATATCAATAAATACAGATTCTTCATTATCATCTAATGGTTCTTGCATTAATTTATTCCAAGTATTTAATACTAATTCTTTATTATTATATGATATTTGATTAATATTTTTATTATATATCATTCTATTGTTTTTCTTTGAAAAAAGAGTTGGATCTTTTACTATATTTTCTAGTAAATTAATATATTTTGGATTTATTTTTTCATTATTTTCATCAAATTCTAATAATACTAATAATTGATTAACTTTATCTATTGATTTACTTAAAACATTATTATAAAAATCTATTTTATTTACTTTTTCAATTTGATTATTTTCCGTATTTAATACATTAACATAATCTCCCTCTAAACTTGTAGTACAAAAATTATGATTTTCTGGATAATTTTCATTAAAGTTTAATAATTTTATAATCTCTACTAAAGCATTAAAATTTGATGATGCTAATCTTTTAATGTCTTCATGTGATAGCATTGATACTGATTCATTTCCAAATTGATTTATTATTATATTTTTATTATTAATAGTTCCATTGTTTATATTATTAATAATATTTTTATTTTGCTTTTTTATTACTTTTATTTCTTCTTTTAATTTATCATTTTCTTCTTGTAATATTGTTTTTTCTGATTGTAATATTGTTTTTTCTGATTTTTTACATTTCTGTTCATGTCTCCATTTAGATTGTTTACATGAAAGTTGCTTTTTACAAATATAACATTCCCACAAGTTTTCTTTTTGATTTTTATTTTGTAAATGAAATTTTTTATTATGTATCCATAAACTTTGATAAGAACTATAATTTTTATTACATTCATTACATTTATATTCCATTTTATATATACTTATAAAATCATTTTCTTATATATTTTATATTCTGTTTACTAAAATGTTTACTTTTGCTATATGATTTTAATTATTAATTTGTTAGTTTGATTAAAATATATATATATTATAAGTTATATATAATATATATATTTTAAATGTTTACCAAAATGTTTACTTTTACTAAATCAATAATTATATTGTAAATAATATATTCATGATATACTTTAATCTTAAATATATTATTTTTTTTAATTAATATAATTTATTCTAAATTACATCAAATAATTTAGATTTAATATTCATTATACTCATTCATAAAATTAAATTAATATAAGTTATAATAAATAAATTATATATAATGTATATATATTACAAATGTTTACCTGAATGTTTACTTTTGTTAAATTAATTTAAATCATAAAAATATATATTTTATATTTAAATTAATTTAACAAAAGTAAACATTCAGTTAAACATTTTTAATATATATACATTATATATAATTTATTTT